AATAATTCTAACAATAATTCTAATAATAATTCTAATAACAGGTCTCTTAATAATGAAGAAATGAATGTAGTTTCCACCAATATAAATGAAATAAGTGGCAATAACGAGGAAAAATTAGTAAACCAAAAAGGAGGTAAGACTAGTAAAAAAAAATCTCGTCGTCCCAGAAAAAAATCATCTAAAAAATCTAAAAAAAATAAGTTAGCACAGAAGAACCAAAAAGGAGGCGCTAATTTTCTAAAAAATATATTTAAAAAACTCACTACTACAAGTCAACCTGCTGTGAAAGAAGATGCTAATAATGTAGTTGTGAATACTAGAATTAAGAATATGAAAAACATTTCAGATTTAGAAAAAATTATGAGTAAAACTCGAGTTCCTGAAAGTAAAATCATATCGGGTAGTGATGTTAAGATCGGATATGTTCCTACTGATTTATCTAAAACACCAGAATGTAGTTCTGGTAAATTAAATACAACTGTAAATTTAACTGATTCTAAAATGGCGGGTTTCGCTCAAAAATATCAACAGTTTGAGCAACACTACTATTCCAAGGCATTAGATTTAATCAACTTTTTAGAATCAAATGTGCTTAAACAGAGCAAAAAGGGAAAATATATAATTAAAAAATTTAGTGTGACACAATTAGATGAAATAGAAAAAAGCACCAGACAAAAATTATTAGTCTACTATGAAAAATGTCAAGGTTTGTTCACAGAATCCTTTTTTGAATTAGTAAAAGTGTTAGTAAATCGAGATGAAATAAGTAAAGAAGCAAATAATAATAATGAAATAAATGAAGAGGCGGTAGAAGTAAATAATCTATAGGCTTGTGTTAGATTATAGTAATTTTAGAATTGATAATTTGTGGATTTTTTTTTGCTATGATACATTTACCGTGACTTTGCCAATCAAAAGTGCACTCGTGCTCTTCTGGCATTCTATGTTCGGTGCAGAATACTTTTTCACACTTACAGGTAAAACTCATCAAATTAATTTTTTTTTTACATCCTTTCGCAGCACAACACTTCCGTTTCTTTTTACCAATCTTACCCGAGGTAGATTTGACTGTGGTAGAGTTATCAGCTTTCTTCAGTTCATCAAGTGAAGGAAGAGACTGAGCTAGATTGATTTGTTGTTGAGTCAGAAGGGTTTGGTGTTCTATCATAAAATAAGCATCCATTTTTTATTTTTTCAGTAGTTTTAAAGAATTGATAATTATAAATCAATTTTATGATTTTTATTTAGATGAATTTTAATTATATTTTTACTTTATCCGAAGTTATGGAGTAAAAATGAAATTTAAAATTGAAAGAAAAAAATTAATATTAGAGAGAAAAAACAAATTCTTGTAATAATTTATATGACTCAATATTCTCTAAGTGATTATTGGTTTCACTTTCGTTATGTATGTTCCTATCTATACTATTACTTACAATCTCCTCGAATAGACTAGCTGATATTTCTTGAGGATGGTAGTTATTAGCACCTTGGTATCCAAAAAAATCACTAAATTCCGGTAAATTTACTAGTAAATTTTTATTTTTTAATTCTAACTTCAATTTAGGAAAGGTGAATTTATTATTTTCATAAGTGACACTAACATAAATATTACTGGTATCGTTAATATGTGGACTTTTAGTAGAATTATAAATACAAAGAGGTAAAATATATGAGTTACCCTGTATTTTAAATAACCAATTATCATCTGGTAAAGCATCGGGATTGGTTCTATTTAATTTTTTAATAGCCGTGGGTAAATCGATAGTGAGTCTAACTAACTTCCATTTTTCTGTGTAGAATTGTGCCAGGAGTTTGGGATTGTGTCTTTGAAAAATATGAAATTGTTCGTGTGCGATTAGTTTGACAAAATTTAAATTTTCCGGCGCTAACAAAAATTTTCTATTTTCTTGGAATTTTTTCAGATTTTCTTGAAAAATATGTTCACTAAACACAATATATTTTCCTCTAGTATGAGGCATTCCATTTTCTATATTAGATTTTACCTTGATAAATTGTATTTGAGCAAAAATAGGTGACAGTTTTCCCTGTAGTAGAATTTGATAGTCAGTATTTATCTGTGTAATCATTTTTTCATCTTCCTGGGAAAGTGGTATCATATGTTTTAGGTAAAACTTTTTACATTCTACGGGACTATCGCCACATTTTCTTAAATTCCTATCTAACTTAGAAAAATGTTGATAGTAGGATATATCTGCTATAGTATTCTGAGAAGTGTCAGAGGAAAGTGATATAATTCTAACTATAAAAATATAAATCAGAATTATAATTAAAAAATAAAAAAGAAAAGTAGTATAATTTTCTTTCATATATTATATATTATAGATAAAAATGGAATTGTGTCCTAATATTTTACTGACCGTGATTACAGTATTAGTTATGATAACCCTATTTTTAATTTATCAACAGGTTTTAGTATCTCAAGAAAAAGATTTATTCAATATTAAATTGATACCTTCCTCTATTTTTTCCTAAAATAGTTCACTAACTAATTTTTATATATTATTTTATTTTTTCATTCTCAAGTTGAAAGTATTATCTTCTACTTTCCTTCCCCCACTGATAATCCATTAATTCTCTCTTAGTATTTCCCCCAATATTGAATTTATGTTTATCAGGTTCAGCGGCTATTTCTTCATTAGTAAGTTTATTTAATTTCATTTTATCATAGTCACTATATCTAAAATGAACGTTAAAGCATTTACCTTTGTGTTCCCTGTCCTCTTCTGTTACCGCGCCTTCATCGGGAACCCAAACGCAGGCTTTTAATTCCTTTCGATTAGCATCTTTTTTACCAGGAACTGTAGCTTCATTACAGTCAGTTTGGGTTTTTCTCTTAGGACATCCTTCTACTACCATACCACCAAAAACACCACCACAGTCACCAGAGTCAATATCTCTTCCTATGCCTAGGTGTGTTGTTACCATCAAAGCATAAATTAATCCAGGGAAATAGTATATGAGAGAAAGTGCCGCACAAACTAAAATCTTGAATATACCACCTAGACCGTAAGACATAAAAACACCCAGGGGTGGACATATTATAATAGCAATTATATTCAAATAGTTATTAGCACCTATTCCCTTATAGCATCTCATAGGATGATATATTTCGGCAGTACCCTTTTCTATAGCTGAACCATGAAGTAAAGCGTCCACAGAATCAATATCCTCGAGTTTTTCAGAGCTGTGATTGTGATGGTGTGTATATAGACCGTATTGATAGCTAGCAAATCTTCCACCTAGTAGTGCGGCGTCTTTGTGTTTTAAATGTTGTTCGGGACCGTGTGGTAGTCCCCATAAACCATTTCGTAAGGAATTAATTAGTTTTTGTCCGAAACTTCTACCAACTCCAGCTATAAAACCTACTATGGTCATAATGATTAATTTAACCATAAAAATTATTAATTTTATCACACCCTTAACCATAGTGATAGGATTGAGCCATAAAATCATAATAGTTATGATATCTGATACTGCTGTTATCAAAAAGAAAAAACCTTCAATAACCCACATAGGTAAATTTATAATCCACGCTAACACATCAAATAAAGATAAAAATATATCTACGAAATTTAGCACAAAATTTACAATAGCGTCTACTAGGACCCCAAAAATAACAGGGAAATTAGTGACAAAATTACCTAAGGCTCTTAAGGGTTTTACGATAGGACCTAAGAAATTTTCTTGGGTGGGTTTACAATTTTTATATATTAAAATACAGGAAAGTATAATAATACTACACACATAATAATTATACATTTAACCTATTAATATATAATATTAAAAAAAATTAAAAACAGATTACAAAAAATAAACTTATTAGACAGTTAATTCATCCCTTAAGTTTAAGCAACTAAAAGTTTCTTGTCTTCATTTTGATTACTCACACTATAATCAGGTAATTTTACCTGTGAATTGTTATCTGAACTATTACTAGAACTCTGAGTTAGGGTATTAACCCTGGAGTATTTTCGTTTAGTTCTTAGAACTTCTAGCAGGTAAAAAATAATTATGAAAGGCATCAGCGTCCAAAATATATTAATATACATAAAAGGACGTTTTTCTAAGTAAGATCCACTTGGAAAACTACTTGTATTGTAATTTACCGAACTAGGTTGTTGAACTTGTATACAGTAATTAAACATATAGAGTATACTATTCATTAACTGAGAACCCATCGCCACACTCAAACAAAAAATATACTCATTCATATTTCCAAATAGATAATTAACTATACACAGTAGTGAAAAAGCACCACATAACAAACTATGAGAACTTTCTATCACACGACTCCAAACATCCATCTTATCCATATATTCTCTGTCACCATAAGCACCGTATTCCGCATAAAATAACTGGCTAAATTTGGAAGGATTTAAATTGTGTGAGGAATAATTGGTAGTCCAGACGTGAGTTTTATTAACTAGTAAATCGTCTGCTAAATTGATGACTTTGGGATAGTTGATAACGAAAAACGTTTCCCAGACACCAGTCAGAATGGTGAACATTAACCAGTAATATACAAAGCTATTAATTTTAACCAAGGGAGAACATAATCTAAGCGTCAAAGCAGTGATACCAAAAATAAAAATTTCTATCAACGCAAGTTTATAACCTACTACAAAAAACATTTATATTCTTATTTTTCCTGAAATAAATATTAATTTTACATACTCTAACATTTATTTTTTTAAATTCTAGTATTATTTACTTTTTTTAAAAACTAGACTCACTCTCTCTTGGTTATCAGTTTTATTTTTTTTGAGACAGTGTTCATATTTTTCCTGACAGTCATCATACATATAAATTAGATCACCGTCACCTACCGAAAACTTAATTTTGGATTCACGATTATCTTTCTGACGGAAGATAAAATCCCTAGTGGAACCCAGAGAGAGTATAATAAAATCATTAGTCCATTTATCTTGAATAGGGTCTGAATGATAGCCCATACTGACAGTGCCATCAGGATAGTAATTAACTAGGACTCCGTCAAAATCAATTCCAAAGTCTTCTAGTATTTTGATTCTAATGGACTCAATAAAAGTAGGGATTGGTTTAGGAGACATAACTTTACCAGAATATTCGAATGTTAGTTTAGAATTGTTAGATAGCCAAGCGGTATGACGTCTTTCTGGAACTTCAACCTGTTCTTCTCCTCTACCAATTAGAATCATATCACTCCTGAGACTAATTTGATTTTTAATTTTCTCGATAAGACCTTTGCTATCGAAATATTGGGGGAAGTACTGAAAAGGAAAATCGTCCATTCTATTTCTAATTTTCTTATACTTGTAGTAATTATTCAATTTTTAAATTAATTTTTTAGACTATAAGTTAGTATTAATTTAGTATCAAATTTATATTGATTATTAGTAAAAAATATAATTTAGGAAGATATGAGTGTTAGAAAATATCAGCAGAAAAGTAAAGTTAAAAAATCAAAAAAAAAAACCCATAAAATAAGTTCTAAGAAAAACACATTAAATAGTCGATCACCGACACTATCTTTGTTAGCGCCTCAAAATCAGATTAAGTTAGAGGCAAAATATTGTAGTTGTCTTCAGAAAGTTAGAGAACGGAAAATTAATAATCCATACGGTATCTGTACTCAGTCAATCTTTGGCTCCAGGGGAAGTGTGAGAGATAAAGTGGTGGATTGTCAGCCTTACTATGATTATAGTAAAATGAAAGTGAAAATTCTTAGAAAAAAAGCTAAGGAAAAGGGCATAGCTAATTACTCTAAATTGAAAAAAAAAGAGTTAGTTAAAAAGTTAGAGAAGTTAATAAAATAAAAATAGATTGTTAGTTTAAATAGGCTAATCCGGCTAAACCTTGAGTAATTCTGAGTATATTATAATTAACTGCAAATATTTTTACCTCACAAGCAGGCATATTATCAGCAAATTCAATCTCTAATTGTTTGATATCAAAACGACTGAAGTTACAAGAACCACTAGGTTGATATTCTTCAGGATTTAGTGAGAATGGAAATACATAGATAAAGTTATTAGGAATACTGGTATGGTACTCAAGAGGATAGTAAAGTCTAAGTTCTAAGGGTGTCATTGATGGAGTTCTATCAGTTCCATTCAAAATAAGTTTAGCACTTTTAATAGTGTCTTTTAATGGAAAGGCATCAGTTTTACTAAAATTAAAATAATCATAACCGCTGTCAGGTCCTGGGGCAAATTTACTTTTAGTTTGAATTACGAAAATTAATTCTATAATTGGATGGTTAAAAGGAAGGTTAAATTTTTTTATTTTTGTATTTGCTACAACGTGATTGTTAAGATTATATTGTGTTTGCCTTATTAAATATTCGTGACTTTGAGTTGCAAATTCCTTCCTTTCCTTACTGTCTAGATAGATTTTTTCCAAGCATAAATGGATACTTGAAATTTTAAAATCTTCTTGGGGTTTATTTCCGTCTTTGGTAACCCAAAGTTTGTCAAATTCCTTTAATCTAATTTTGATTTCTATGTCACTATATTGAAGGGCAGCGTAAGGTAAGCAAGAACCTATTTCCTGACAAAACCAGAATTTTAAGGGTACGAAATAGGTACCTCCTTTATTTCCACTATATGTGTTATAAGTTAGTATATTTTTACCACCAACCATAGCATAATAACCTTTTTTTTTATTTTCAGTAATAGTAAGTTCATTATAAATATATAACCATTCACCCGTAATAGTATCTATTTTAGAATTATTTATATATAATTCTATATAATCTATCATAGCATATCCTACATAGTTGACGTAACTTATATCTACGCCATTAGATAATTTTAAATCAGGAAGTTTAATTTGAAGAAGAGCATTTTTAATTAGGTCTCCCTCTCTTGGGATAGTAAAAGTTGTTGTTTTTCCAAAGCTTAAGGAACCGTCTAGCTGATATTTTTGGTATTCTACAGAAAAGTTAGTATGTCTCTTATAAACTTTTTTAAAAAATGACATTTGAGGATTACAAATAAAGTAGACATCCTGTCCACCCTTAGCAACTAAATCCAAAAGTCCACCTCCCATTTATATTTTATTATAATTATATTTTTTTTATTTTTAAGATAAAAGTAAATAATATTTTATCTGATAAAAATAACTATTAAATATGGCTGAAGCTCAAAATACACTTTTTAAACAAATTGGATTTGTTGCAAGCGATGATAGTGAAGGAGGCATAATCTTAACAGGTGTTAATGCAGTTGCTTTCAAAGAAAACGTTAGCGTTGATACTCTAAATATGAGTAGGACTGGCTTAGCTATTGTCACATCTAACAATTTAAATCAAAAATTAGTAGATACACTTGCTTTTGATGAAAGTACTCACGGTCAATATATCGGAGTCAATAGTGAGGGTAATTTGGAATTCTTAAATGTGGTAGCCAATAGTGTAGGAACATTAGAAAATTTACAAGTAGATAATATTAATTTTAATGGTAATACAATCTCAACTACTGGAGGAACTAATTTAAATATTATTCCTGTAGCTGGACAAAAAATAGTTTTAGATAATACTATCAATATTGATGCTGGAGTAGTTACTGGTGCTACCTCTATCACTTCTACAAATTTTATTGGAGTTTTAAACGGAAATGCTGCCACCGCAACTGTTTTAGCCACTGCTAGAAATATTGGTGGTGTTTCTTTTGACGGAAGTTCAGATATTGATTTACCAGGTGTAAATTCTTCTGGAAATCAAAATACTTCCGGAAATGCAGATACCGCAACTGTTTTAGCCACTGCTAGAAATATTGGTGGTGTATCATTTGACGGAAGTTCAGATATTGATTTACCAGGTGTAAATTCTTCTGGAAATCAAAATACTTCCGGAAATGCTGGCACCGCTACTGCTTTAGCCACACCTATAACCATAGGAGGAGTGGCTTTTGATGGTTCTTCTAATATTACTCTACCAGGTGTAAATTCTTCTGGAAATCAAAATACT